CTGCATTGTATGGGTCTGAAGACCTTCACTTGTATGTAGCTCAAAATGTTTATCGTGCTTATGTACGTGCTTTAGGTGGCTTTGCTGCTAACGGAGTAGGTGCAAATGGTGTAGGTGGACAAGGAACTAACCAAGCGATGGGAGACTTGATGTTTGACGGAGTAAAAATCTTCGTAGCAAACGGATTGTCTAACAACTACATCGTAGCTGCTGAAAAATCTAACTTATTCTTCGGAACAGGTATCTTGAATGATACTAACGAAGTTAAAGTATTGGATATGGCTGACCTTGATGGTTCTCAAAATGTAAGAGTAATTATGAGATTTACTGCTTCTGTGCAATACGGAATCGGTTCTGACATCGTACTTTACACTCCTGCATAATTAACTGAATAACTAATTTAATAAAGGGGTGGGTTCTGCCTATCCCTTTTTTATTAACCTAAAAAAATATAACATTATGGCTTGTACATTTATCTCTGATGGTAGAGCATTAAACTGTAAAGACTCTGTTGGAGGACTTAAAGCAGTTTATTTCGCTACATTTGACGAGGGAACATCTATCGGATGGGTGAAAGACGCTACTGACGATACTATTGACGACGTTACCGCAGCAGGTACTGTTTATAAATATGACCTTAAAGGAAACTCGACTTTCGAGCAAACTATTAACTCTTCAAGAGAGAACGGAACAGTTTTCTACGAGCAAGTATTGAACTTAACTTTACCTAAATTATCAGCAGTAGATAATAAGGCAGTTAAACTTCTTGCTTCTACAAACCCACAAGTAATTGTTGAGGACTACAACGGAAATCTTTTCTTGGTAGGGAGACAACACGGAGCTGACGTATCAGGTGGTACTATCGTAACAGGTGGTGCTATGGGGGATATGAGTGGATATACTCTTTCTTTCACAGGAATGGAAACTTCTCCTGCTGAATTTCTTGCTCCTACTGAAGTTTTATCTACTACTTGGGACTTTCCAACGGCAGACGTAACAATTGTTATAGGTTCTTAATCATTAAGATACTTACAGACACGAGAAAGGGGCGACATTATGTTGCCCTTTTTTTATTGCAAACAAATCGCTATTTCTGTATTACTTGATTGTATGAAAATCTTAACAACAGCATCAGTCCAAAACATAAAGTTTATACCAAGAGAAGCAGCATCATCTGTTACTCTGACATTGACTAACAAGAATACAAGAACCTCAACAAACGTAAGTGTAGGAGTTTCTAATTCAGATGGGTATATGACTCTTTCATCAGCAGCTTTTTCTTTAGTAGAAGGCACTAACTATTCTATGGAGGTTGCCAATCAATCAGGCGATGTTATTTATAGAGACACGATATTTTGTACGAATCAAACAGACTATGACAAGTTCGATGTACATAAAGATGAGTATGTAACAGAAGATACTTTTGACAACGAATTTATAGTATTATAATATACAATTATGGCAAAACGCAATGTAAACAAGTACAGACAACCTAAAGCTGCTAAAAAGCAAGGCAAGGTTCACGTAGTAAATTTCTCTTCTTATACACGACCTGAAGTTGTAGAAGTACAAAACAGAGATTGGGTAGAGTATGGAGAAGACAATGACTACTTCCAATACTTGATTGACCGATATAATGGCTCTCCTACGAATAATGCTGCGATTAATGGAATTGCAGATATGATTTATGGTAAAGGATTAGATGCAGTTGATGGAGACAGTAAGCCTGAACAGTATGCTGAAATGAAGTCACTATTCTCAAAGAAGTGCCTAAAGAGTGTTTGTTACGATTATAAGATGATGGGGAATGCAGCATTTCAAGTTATCTATTCTAAAGATAGGAGTCGTATCGCACAAGTAGAGCATATTCCTGTGCAAACATTAAGAGCTGAAAAAGCAGATGCTAAAGGAAAGATTAACGCTTACTACTACTCTAACGATTGGTCAGAAGTAAGTAACTCTAAAAAGAACGTAAAGAGAATACCTGCATTTGGTTGTTCTAAAGAAAATATAGAGATAGTTTACATCAAGCCTTACAAGGCAGGTTACTTTTACTACTCTCCTGTGGATTATCAAGGAGGTATTCAGTATGCTGAATTGGAAGAAGAGATTGCAAACTACCACATAAATAACATTCAGAATGGTTTAGCTCCAAGTATGTTGATTAACTTTAACAATGGAGTGCCTACTGAAGAAGAAAGAAGTGCTATTGAGCAAAGAATATACGACAAGTTTTCAGGGTCAAGTAACGCAGGGCGATTTATATTAGCCTTTAATGATTCTAAAGAGTTGTCGGCAAGTATAGAGCCAGTACAATTAAGTGATGCCCACCAGCAGTACCAATTCCTATCGGATGAGAGTATGAGAAAAGTTATGGTGTCCCATCGAATTGTATCTCCTATGCTTGTAGGTATTAAGGACTCTTCAGGTCTTGGTAACAACGCAGAAGAATTGCAGACTGCATCTGTTCTTATGGACAATACAGTAATCAGACCTTTACAGGTAACTATCCTTGATGAGATTGAGGAGATTCTTGAATTTAACGGTATCGATTTAGATGTGTATTTTAAGACGTTACAGCCGCTTGAATTTACCGACTTGACTAACGCTATCAGTGAGGCAGAGATAGAGAAGGAAACAGGCGTTAAAAAGGATTCTGAAGCCGATACAGAACAAGAATTGCCGATAGAAGAAGAACCAACATCTCAAACAGAATAAGATATGGCAAAAGCATTATTTATAAAGAAAGCCGATTTAGTAAAGAATACTGCGATAAGCGGTAATGTAGATACGGATAAGTTCATTCAATTCATTAGATTGGCACAAGAAATTCATATCCAAAATTATTTAGGCACAGACTTGTACAACAAGATTAGCAACGATATTATAGCTGGCAATTTAACAGGTAACTATTTAGACCTTGTAAACAACTTTATCCAGCCTATGTTGATTCATTTCTCTATGGCAGAGTATTTACCATTTGCATCTTATACTATTGCTAACGGAGGTGTATATAGAAGCGAGGTATCTAATGGGTCTACGATAAGTAAAGAAGAGGTAGATTTCTTGGTACAGAAAGAAAGAGATTACGCTAACTACTATACTAACAGATTTATCGACTATATGGAGAGTAATGCCTCTACGTTGTTCCCTGAATATTATAGCAACACAAACGAAGATATTAGTCCTGATAAAGACACAATATTTCACGGATGGAATTTAGGATAAAGAAACAATATAAACCAAAAGAAGACAATAAGGAGAAACTTAAAGTGTTCTTGAAAAAGATAGAAAATGGCAAATTCAATAGATTGGGGAATAGCAAGCTTTGATTCCGAGTGGGGACAAGGAACTTCGTTAAAAGGTTGGGGTAACGCATACGCTGACAAAATTATTATAAAAGACTTTAAGGATAGAGTTGATGCTGATAGTGGTTCTCTTGAGTCTTTAACTTGTATCGAAATATAAAACAAATAAAACTATGGGATTAAAATATTTATACGTACCGAGTGGTGTAAAAGCAGGAACTGCTTACGGAGTTATGCCTAATTCAGCAGATGCTGACTTTGATGATTTTACAAGAGGCTCGGCAGGTTCGAGAATAGATAAAAACGGATTTATAGAATCAGTAGGTTCAAACGTACCAAGATTAGACTATTCAGATGGAGGTTGCCCTAGTTTATTGTTAGAGCCGAGTAGGACAAACTATATAACTCAATCTAACGATTTTTCTGGATGGAACTCTGGAAATTTATATGTAACATCTAATTATGCAATATCTCCAGACGGAACACAAAACGCAAGTAGATTATTGTTTACAAGTTTTAGTCAAAACATATATACAAACACTACATCAACTGGAGATATAGTTGGAAGTTTATATGTTAAAGGTGTAAGTGGGGAAACAATACAACTATTTGTTGGAGGTGGAGAAACACTTTTTACTCTAAATGGAAGTTGGCAAAGAATAGTTGTAGAGAAAACATCATCTACTAACGGTTTTTTTAATATAAATACTAATGGAGGAGCGACTGCAAGAGATTTATTAATATTCGGTGCGCAATTAGAACAAGGCAGTTACGCTACATCGTATATCCCAACTAACGGAAGTGCCGTTACACGTGCAGCAGATTTAGCAGGAAGCACAGGAGACTTATCAGATACGTTTAACGATTCAGAGGGGGTTTTGATGGCGGAGATAAGTGCGTTGGCTGATGATTTAACATTTAGAAACATTACAATTTCTGACGGAAGTAACTCAAATATTATACAATTAAGATACAGGAGTACATCTAACGTTTTACAAGCATTATTATATGTAGGTGGTGTCGGAGAAANATATGGTGTTACATTAAACGATATTACAATATTTAGTAAGGCTTTAATAAAATATAAAGAAAATGACGTTTCTTTTTGGGTTAATGGGTTTGAGATANTTTCAGANACGTTAGCATCAACATTTCCTAANGGAACTTTAAATGTATTAAGATTTCAAAGAGGCGATGGTGCTTTCCCTTTCTACGGAAACACCAAACAACTACGATACTACGACACAACAGATATAGATTTAGAAGAATTAACGTCTTGGGATAGCTTTAGAGCAATGGCAGAAGGACAAAACTACGTAATAGAATAGATATGGCACAAACACTTAAATATGGAAACGGAATATGGGCAAATCAAGAAGGCTCATCACTTGCGTACAATGATGAAAACGGAAACTATAAACCTTTGCCTTTCTCTTTTGAGAGAGATAGTATTGCTACAAGAGTAAACAAAGAAGGTTTGATAGAAGTAGTTGGTAGAGATGTGCCAAGAATAGATTATACAGATAGCGAAGATGGTGTATTTCTTTTGGAAAAGGCAGCTACAAACTATGTAACTTATTCAGAAGATTTTAGTAATGCTTATTGGACTAAAACAAGGTCATCCGCAAGTTCTAATCAATCCATATCTCCAGAAGGAGTTTTAAACGCTTATAAACTTACTGAAAACACAGATAATAATTCACATTTATTGTATCATACATCAAGCGTTTCTGCTCAAGATTATGTAAGTTCTGTTTTTGTAAAGAAAAATGGCAGAAAAAAAATAAGATTAAGATTTGACAATGCTTCATTTTTAAGATATGCTGAATTTGATTTAGAAAATGGAATTGTAGATTTACAAAGTAACTCTAATGCTTCTATTCAAAGTTATGGTAATGGGTGGTATAGGTGTTCAATAAAAGTTACTGCAACTGCAACAACTTTTTACAACGTAATTCAATTATTATCTGATAACAATGAAATTTCATATCAAGGAGATGGCACAAGTGGTATCTATATTTGGGGCGCACAATTAGAAAGTGGAAACGTAGCATCTTCCTACATCCCAACACAAGGTTCAATCCAAACTCGTGTAGCTGAAACTGCTAATGGTTCTGGAAACTCGGAAGTGTTTAATGATAGTGAGGGAGTATTGTTTGCTAATATAGCTGCGAATGCTAATGATGGAACTTTTAAAATAATATCTATAAAAAATAGTTCTTCAAACGCTTATGAAAATACTTTAAATATTCAATATACTGCTTCATCAAATGAATTAGCAGCAGTTTATAGGGTTGGAGCTTCATCTTTAGTTGTTTTTACATATAATATAAATTCTTCTATAACAAATAGTAAGGTGTGTTTTAAATATAAAAGCGGAGATTTTGCGATGTGGATTGATGGGTTTGAGGTTGGTCAAAGTGCAAATACAACAATGATTTCAAACGGAACTTTAAGTGAAATTTTATTTAGTAGGTCGGATAATATTGGTGATTTCTACGGAAAAACCAAAGAAATTGGCTACTACGATACAGCACTAACAGACGAAGAATTAGAATATATGACAAGCTATCGTTCATTAAACGAAATAGTAACAGAATTAAATTTAAACACATTATAAGATGGCGAATACATTAAAATTTGGTAACGGAGAATGGTACGGAAAAGAAGGTACTATCCTTGCATACAATGACGAGAACAGAAATTACAAGCCTTTGCCTTTTAACTTTGAGCGTTCATCAAGTGCGACAACAATAAACAAACAAGGTTTAATCGAAACAGTAGGTGCAAACGAGCCAAGAATAGATTATAAGGATAATACTAAAGGTGCTTTGTTGTTAGAGCCAAGTAGGAGTAATTTAATTCCAAGAAGTGAAGATATTGATACTGGATGGTCTAAATTAAATGTAACAGTCGCTAATAATCAAACTGTAAGTCCAGACGGAACTTTAAATGCAGCATTAAGTACGGTAAATTCAAGTAATTCTCAACACGCATCTTACGATACTTTATCTTCTTCGGTTACTTCTGGTCAACCATATTATATTTCGTGTTTTGTAAAAAAATATAATTCTAAATATATTAGATTAGTCGAAGGATATACTGGTGCTACATTAAATTTTAATTTAGATGATGAAACTTATAACTTAACCAATGGTTCTTCTGATGCTATCGTGGAAGCGTTTGATAATGGTTGGTATAGGATAGGTTTTAAATTTACTCCAACAACGACAAATAGTCAATTTGCTTTATACATAAATAACAATTCAAATGAAAATTCTTATACTGGAAATGGGGAAGCAATTTATATTTACGGAGCACAATTAGAACAAGGCAGTTACGCTACATCGTATATTCCTACATCTGGAAGTGCAGTAACGAGGGTTTACGATACAATACCAACATATTTAGATTTAACTCCTTTGAATATTGGTAATTCTTACACTTTATTTTTAGATGCTGATTTGAATGTAAATGATAATAATAAGGTTTTTGCAGGAATAAGGAATAGCAGTAATTTAACATCTTTTACAATAAGAAATAATGTAGGAGGTATAAGACTATACAATCATATAGATGGAGGTTATCCAGTAAGCGGAATTACAAGTAGTACTAATAAATTCGTAATTAGAGTAGACGGTAATTCATATAAAGTATTCGTACAAGGTTCAAGTTTAAGTGGAACATTGACAACACAAAGAGATTTAGGTTCTTTACATTTTTACGGACAACATACTGAATTAAAAATAAACAACTTTACAATAGATGATACTGCTTTAAGCGATGCAGAATGTCAAGCATTAGTAAATTAACACAAGTGTAACAAATACACCTATAATAAAAACAAGGGTAATAAATATAAAATCAATATAAAATGAAAATCGGTAAATACGCATTCAACAGTAAAGAACAGGCAATCGAGAAAATCGAAGGTTTAGGAGTAGCACAAGACGAAGATGGAAACAACTATCCAACTCACTCCCACACTATTGTAGAGTTAGGCTATGAGGTTATTTCAGAGGCTGTAATCAACGAAGAAGGAGAAGTGGTAGAAGAGGCTGTATTTGGTACAGACTACCTTGTAGACGTTTTATGGAACGCAGAGGGGATTACTACAATAGAAGAAGAAGCAGTTTTAGACGAAGAAGGCAATGTAATTGTGCCTGCTGTAACATCTATCGACCACCCTTATGGTTGGAAGTCTTATAGTGTAGAGATAGAAACAGAAGGAATCCATAGCTTTATGGGTCTTAATTATCAATCTTTAAAGTTCTAAAAATATGACTCAAGATTTGAAAGTGTACGCATTAAGTATCGGAACGTTTGGTATATCTATGAGCAATTTAGACGTAGTCTTAAAGATTACCTTGATGCTTGTTACTATTGGGTACACTATTCAAAAGTGGGTTATAATGAATAAAAAAAATAAATGAGAATAACAGAGAATTTTAGTTTGTCAGAGTTTGATTGTAAAGATGGTAGCGAATTGCCTATTGCTTTATTGCCTAATGTTCTTGATTTGGCAGACAATCTACAAGTACTACGAGACTATTTAGGAGTGCCTATTTCAATTAATTCGGCATACAGAAGCCTTGAGTATAATCGTAAGATAGGAGGTTCTTCTACAAAGAGCCAACACTTATTCGCTAAAGCTGCTGACATTGTCGTTGAATCTAAAACACCCGATGAAGTTGCCAATATAATAAAGTATTTGATTTCTGAAGGCAAGATGGTTCAAGGAGGACTCAAAGCATATAAAACGTTTACTCACTACGATATTAGAGGATACAAAGCTCGATGGTAAATAAATTTAAAAGTACAATATTAAGGAGTTTAGTCAAAGAAAGACGTTTAACGCCTTTAGAAAGGATTGCCAATAGATTAGGGTATATGGGGACAGGTTTCTTTATCACAGCTCCTCATTTACTCCCACAGACACAAGGTGTGGTATTTTATATATTTGCAGGATTATTATCATTGCCACAGGTATTCGTAGCGAAGCAATGGAATTTAGTTCTTGTTAATTTAAACGTAATGATTGCATATTTTATACTATTATTAAGATGAGTTGGATAAGTAAACTTTTAGGAACAGGCACAAAAGGAATCGGAGATTTAGCTAAAGATATACGTGAAGCTATCAAGGGAAAAGAACTTGACCCTAATAAGCAACTCGAAACTGCTGAAAGGTTAGTTGCCCTCCAAACAAAGATAAATGAAGTTGAGGCAGGTCATAGAACGATGTTTGTGGCAGGTTGGAGACCTTTTATTGGTTGGGTTATAGGTGTTGCCTTACTATATAATTTTATACTACGAGACCTAATTATCTTCGCTCACCCTGAATGGAGTGATTTACCTGCTTTACAGATGGATGAGTTATTCACAATACTATTTGGTATGCTTGGGCTAGGTGGAATGCGTACTTGGGAGAAAAAACAAGGAGTAACGAAGTAGCACTTATTAATAATTGTCAATAACTTATACTTGACATTTGCCCATTCGTGGTGTACCTTTGCTTAACAAGGTAACGACAATGGGGAGTACTCTCCGAATAATGTAAAATATAATGTAGTGTTGCACTATATAAAAAAAATATATTATAAATAGTTGGATTTCTTTATACTTATTGTTGTACTTATGCAACATAATATGTTATATTTACAGTATATTAGTTTAGTTTACTTTTAGTTTATTTGTTTTAATTTTAGTTTATCTTTAAGGGCAGTAGAATATAACCACATTATTTCTACTGTCTTTTTTTTGCTCTACCATTTGCATATGACAACACATTATACTATATTTGTCAGGAGGAACACTTAAACTTATAATATGGAACTATCAGAATTTCTACAATCAAGGATTGAGGCACTAGAAAAAGAAGTATCAAAATTGCGTAGTGAGAACTCAATACTAAAATCACAATTAAAATTCGAGCAACAAAAATCATTTAGAAACTAAAACAATTATTATGACAACAACAAAGAAGAGTACAACAACAATTTATCAGGCATTAGCTAACTTTCAACAAGAGTGTCCTGTGGTTCATAAAGGAACATCAGGTTACGGATACAGTTATGCTGACTTGCCAACTATCTTTAGTATTATTAATCCTGTGTTAAAGAAGTTTGATTTAGGGTTTACACAACTCATACAAGAAGGAGGCATAGAGACTATTCTATTCCACACCAAATCAGACCAATCTATTACAAGCTTCACACCTATCCCAGAGAATGTATCTCTGAAAGGTATGAACGAGTATCAAGTATTAGGTTCTGCAATCACGTATATTAGACGTTACGCATTAAGTAGTATGTTGGGTGTTGTAACAGATAAAGATACTGATGCATCTACTCCTAAACAGATTAGAAAGCCTGTATTGAATGCTGCTACTCCTGCTTTTGAGAAGGCACTTAAATTCGTAAGAGATGGTGGTAGTATTTCAGCTATCGAGGGCAAGTATTCTGTCGGTGCAGAAGTAAAAGCGTTATTAAAATTATAGTAGTAAGTAAATAAATATTCATTTAAAANCAGTAAATTATGAGTCAACAAGAAAGACAGTACGTAGGAAGAGGTAAGAAAGCAGGAAACTTCGATTTAGTAAACTTCAGTATATCTGAATCAAAGATTAAAGATTCTTGGTTTGAGTACAAAGGAGAGCGTTATCTCAAGCTAACAATTGGGGCATTAAAGAACCCTGATAACTATGGTAAGACACACTCTGTGTGGATTGATAACTATGAGCCAAAAGCAGATGGAGGAAAAGCTGCTGAAGCTAAAGTAGTAGAAGAAATGAAGAATGACTTGCCGTTTTAGTAGGCACATTAGTAAGGAGGGGTGTAAAAACCCCTCTATTATTAACAGTAATAAAGTAAATGAAACAGAAAGCTAAATTTGTAAATGTAAACTTGGAACTTATGGAGAGAGACTTAAATATAAAAGAAGTAACGTTACTATCATTAATACAGTCATTAGCTAAAAAGAAAGGGTATTGTTTCGCTACAAATGAGGTATTGTCGGAGTCATTAGGAATCCACGATAGAACATTATACAGAATGCTAAACAAATTAGAGGATGGTGAACATATAACCAGAATTACTCATTCTATTGGCAACTACGGAAAAGAAAGAAGAATATATATAAACTAAACAAGATGATAAGAGTATTAGCTAGTTTATCTTCTGTTGTGGACAACATACCTAAAGACAGACTAATTATAAGAAATTCAAAGATAGTTGTATCGGAACATATTTGGGATTGTATTGTAGATGAATTAAAAGAGTATAAGGCACATAAAGACCAAATAACTGATGATTTTACAGTAAGTTTTTTTATCTTTGAGGGAATTAAGGTTGAGTCGTCTAAAGAACTTAAAGGATATAGTATCCATGTAGTGAATCAGACATCTTTATAAAACAAAATAAAACTAAACAATATGGCAAGTTTATCAGATTTTTCAGAGTTAGATATTCAGCTAAAATCAACTACTTCGAAGCAACAGAAGGTTAAGTGTCCTAAATGTAAAGAGAAAGGAAAGTCTAATTTATCTGACAATTGCTTGAGCATTAATCTAAATGAGGGATTATATAACTGCCATAAATGTGCATGGAGTGGCAAAGTAAGAACTGAACAAACAATAACACAGATGATAGAACAAACTAAACAATACGTCTTACCAAAGAATGATGACTTATCAGATATTAAGAACAACGCTATTCAGTTCCTAAAAGATAGAGGCATCACTCAAGAGGTAATTGACAAGAATAAAGTAAAATCATCAAGAGATGGTAGAGGTGTGGTCTTTGCCTATTATAAGGACTCTAAAGTGATTAACTACAAGACTCGTGCAATAGATAGCAAGAAGTTCTTTCAAGCTAAAGAGGCACAACCAATAATGTATAATTACGATAGAATCAAAGATGCTAACAGTGTTTTTATATGTGAGGGGGAAATGGATTCATTGTCCTGGGAAGTAGCAGGTGTAGATTTCCATACATCAGTTAGTCAAGGCGCACCAAATGTAGGGGATAAGAATATAGATAAGAAATTAGAATGTCTTAACACTTGTTCAGAGGCATTCGAGAACAAGAAGACTATTTATATTGCAGTAGATAATGATGAGAATGGTAGGTTTTTAGAAAAAGAGCTTGTTAGGAGGTTTGGTGCAGAGAGGTGTCTTTTAGTTGATTTCAGCCCATATAAAGACGCGAATGAGGTATTAGTCAAAGAAGGTATAGAAGGTCTCCATAAACGTGCTAAAAACGCTTCTCGACCTAAAATAGACGGTATCTTTACTGTTGACGATATTACCGAGAGTATGTTGGATGGTTATCGCAATGGTCAAGAGAGAGGTACTACTACGTATATCGAAGAGGTTGATAAGGCTTGGACTTGGAGAGCAGGAGAAGTAAATATATGGACAGGATACCAAAACGAAGGAAAGAGTTTATTCTTGAATCAGTTAGCAACAATCAAAGCAAGTGTAGATGGTTGGAAGTTCGGAGTGTTTAGCCCAGAGAATATGCCTATGAATGATTTCTTTAATGATATTATTGAGATGTATATTGGTAAGAGTTGCGACCCATACTATGAGAAGAACTATATGAGCGAAGCAGAATACAGGCAAGGTATGGACTTTGTTAAGAAACACTTTAATGTTATCTACCCAAAGAAGAACTTTACATTAGAGACTATCTTTGAGAAGGCAAAATACTTAATCAAGACTCAAGGGATTAGAGCTTTGATTATTGACCCTTACAATACTGTTCAGCATAAGATGAATAGAGGAGAGCGTGAGGACTTGTATATCTCAAGGTTTATGAGTGAGCTAAAGAGGTTTGCAGTAGATAACAATATCTCAATACATTTAGTAGCTCATCAAGTAACCCCACAAAAGAATGATGATGGTAGATACCCAAAGCCTGATGTGAATAGAATTAAGGGTGGAGGTACGTTTGCTGACAAGGCTGACAACGTATTGTTTGTATGGAGACCTGATAGAGCTATTGACTTCTCAAGTAGAAAGGTAACATTCGGTAGTCAGAAGATTAAGAAACAAAAGTTAGTAGGTTATCCACAAGATATTGAGAATATCTCCTTTGATATTAAGTCATCAAGATACTCATTCAATGGTAGAACACCATTCAGTCAATTAGATAAATTAAGAACCAATGGATAAAGAAATCGAAGTAGCAATAGTGGACTTGCCTCTTGCCTTAAATCAAACAAAAGGTAAGGTCAAGTGGCTAACGCTAAATAACTATCGTAACTGGCACTACAAGACGTCAAACGGATTAAAGATTAAGTTCAAGAAGGAGATAACACCTCTACTTAAATTTAAGATAAAAGGTAAGGTAAAGATAGAGTACTTCTATTATGCCCCTAACAAAAGGAAGCGTGACTTGATGAATGTGATAAGCGTTATCGATAAGTTCTTCCAAGACGCAATGGTTGAGAGAGGCTGCATCGAAGCAGATGACCTGTCTATTGTAGTAGAAGTAAACTCGAAGTCAATGGGAATTGATAGAGACAACCCAAGATTAGTAGCAAAAATAACCAAATTATGATTAAACCAAGTGTCTTACAAGTATTAGCAGAGAATCACGATGATTGGATTAGAATGGCAAGTTCGTTCGGATTGTCTGATGATGATGTACAAGAGATAGTTCAAGAAATGTATATTAGAGTAGACAACGCAGTAAAAGACGTTGATAGGATAATGTACGATGAGGACAAAGTAAATACGTTTTATGTTTACACAACCCTAAAACATCTTCATTGGCAGAACTTCCATAAGGTAGGTAGAGCTAAAAAGAGATTAGAATTGAGGTATTATTCCGAGTTAAGGGATAGTGAAGTAGAACACGATAGCCTTATGTTTAACAAGTTTGTCAAGTCAGAAGACACCTTGTACGAAGACTTTGAATTGGAGTTTATAGAAAGCCTTTCTGATTTAGATATGTGTGGGAAGGTAGAAGACATTACTAACGATTGGCATTGGTACGATAGAAAGATATTTGACTTATACTTTAAAGAAAAGATGTCTATGAGGAAATTAGCTTCTAATACTACCATTAGCTTGAGTTCTATCTTTAATACGATAGACAATTGCAGAGACAAGATAAAGAGCAGNCTGAAAAAAGATTGGGAAAACTACAACAATTATTAATATATTTACAAAATGAAACAAAAGAACCACACTCAAAACGAGAAGATTAGACGATTAGAAAAGGTGGCAACTCAACTATATGTTAGGGTTGTTCAGTTAGAGAAGGCAGTAAAAGCNATACAGGATAAGTTAGACGAAGATAAAACAGAAGATTTAAACTATTTGTAATATGGATAACATTTTTGACAAGATAAGATACTGGGCATTAAAGAAAGGAATCTACAACAAGTCGGATTCTTTTGCTCAATACTCAAAGTTAATGGAGGAGAATGGAGAGCTTGGAGAAGCTTTAATGAGGAGGAATAAAGACGAGATAGTTGATGCTATTGGCGATATGGTGGTAGTATTAACGAACATTGCCCATATAGAGGGGTATAGTATAGAAGAGTGTATTGATAGTGCTTATAGCGTTATATCTAAACGTAAAGGCAAAATGGTAGACGGAATATTTATAAAACAAGAATAATGGAAGAACCAAAAGACAAACGTACTAAAGCCTACAAGGAATGGAAGGCTAACCAAGAGAAAGAATCACAAGGACTTGGAGATACTATTGCTAAAGTAACTGAAGCAACAGGCATCAAGAAAGCAGTAGAGCTTATTGCTGGAGAAGACTGTGGTTGTGATAAGAGACAAAAGATACTCAATAGACTGTTTAAGTATAACAAGCCTAAATGTCTTGAAGAAGATGAGTACAATTATATTGCAGATTGGGTTGATAAAGGTAAAAACAAATTAACCAATAAGCAACTCAAGGAAATGAATTTGATATACAATAGAGTGTTTAACAAGCAGTTTAAGTGCCAGAAGTGTTCTGCTCCAAGAATGATGAAAGACTTGTTGAATCTATTTAAACAATACGAATAGGTATGGTTTTATTTGTGCCTAAAGATATCAGACTTATGGTTTGGGACTTTGTATCTAAAAACAACATAGGTCAGAGAAGTAAAGCGAATGGCAACAAGGAGCAACAATATGTAGGTTTGCTTGGGGAAGTAATGATAAAAAAACATTTAGGTTTAGATTACTCTTTGTCTTATGGTTTTGATGGTGGGTTTGACTTAAGCTATAAAGGTCTTAATATAGATGTCAAGACTATGGGTAGAATGGTTGATCCAAGACCTTATTACGTGAATAATTTTATAGCCTACCAAAATAAATTCAACTGCGATGCCTATATATTTTGTTCGTTAAACAAGACAGACTACAACCTTACTATATGTGGGTGGGTTACAAAACCCCAGTTACAAGAACGCTCTATCATCTACGAAGAGGGAACAATTAGAACAAGGTCAGACGGAAGTACTTTCAAGCTTAAGGCACCTACGTATGAAATAGAAAACAACAAGTTAAATCAAATGAGTAAATTATGAAAGATTTTAGACCAAGACTTCGAGGAAACAAACTCAAAGCATTCGAAAACATCACAAAGAAGGAGCAAAGAGTTCTTGTTATTGGAGACCTTCACGAGCCATTCTCGTTAGACGAATACCTAAACCATTGTGCAGAGGTTTATGCAAAGTACAACTGTAATAGAGTTGTGTTTATTGGGGATGTAATTGATTCGCATTACTCAAGTTACCACGAGTCAGACCCTGATGGTATGGGAGCAGGAGAAGAATTAGAGTTCGCTATCGAACGTTTAAGTCGTTGGTATAAGATGTTCCCTAAAGCAGATGTTCTTATCGGAAACCACGATAGAATCATATCAAGAAAGGCATTTAGTGCAGGAGTACCGAAGGCTTGGATTAAGTCATTTAGTGAAGTGTTGGAAGTGCCTAATTGGAACTTTATAGATAGACTTGTAATAGATGATGTACAGTATATCCACGGAGAAGGAGGTACTGCCCACACGAAGTGTAGAGCTGATATGATGAACACAGTACAAGGACACCTCCATACTCAATGCTATACCCAGTGGTTTGTTGGTGCTAACTTTAAAGTATTCGGAACTCAAGTAGGCTGCGGTATTGATTTTGACAAGTACGCTTTTGCTTATGCAAAACGAGGCAAGAAACCTGCTATTGGATGTGCAGTAGTAATGGGTGGTAAAACAGTAGTAAACGAATTAATGGAATTATAAATATGATGGAACAACAATTATTAGACAGGATTAGTGATATAGTAAATGCACCAGCAACAGACAGAGAGAAGATAGATGCTCTATTAGAGTTAGATGCTTTCCTTTACACAGAGTTAGGAATAACCTCAACAAAGGGAGACAAGGCAGAAACAAGACGTAAAAGTCGTATTATTTATAGAGAGATTCGCTCCATAGATAGTAAGGATGGGAATCTATTGTTAAACCATTTAGATAAATAGTATGCCAATTCCAAAAGTAAAGAAGTACGAAACTAATAAAGATTACATTCAACGATGTATGGGGAATGCCCTTATGAGACAGGAATACCCTGAAAAAGACCAAAGGTTTAGCGTATGTCAGTTAGCGTTTAAGAAAAACTTTACGCCAAATAAGTAAAAGTTATTGACACTTGTTACTATTTATGTTATATTTGCATAAGGGGAATCACTAATGGTTCTCTTTGTGCAAAAAGCATTTATAGATATGGGTAATAAAATAACAACATTTGACGGCAAGGAGTGGGATGTAGCAGATTTAGAGAAGAAGGCAATAGACGATTCTTTCTACTACGGATACCTTGCTAAAAACGTATTAAGCAGTAGTTCTGTTAAGCTACTAAACAAATCCCCTAAAGACTACAAGGATATGTTAGAAGGGGTACAGAAAGGTTCTAAAGCCTTGGAAGAGGGTAAGCTAATCCACACAATGTTATTAGAGCCTGAAAAGCTATCTGATGTAAATATTGTGGAAACTACAACAAGAGCTACCAAAGTATTCAAAGCAGCACTTGCAGAGAATCCAAATACATTCACACAAAAAGAGTATGACAATTGTAGAGGTATAGCAGACGCAGTTTTAAACAACAGTTCTGTTTCTACATTTATGGAAGGTTGTGATGCTGAAGTGCCTGTGATTGGAGAGATATCAGGAATACCATTTAGAGCGAAGGCTGACTTATTATCGAGAGAGAAAGGCATTCTATTAGACATTAAGACTACTGGCGATATGGATAGGTTTAAGTGGAACGTACAGAACTTTGGATACCATATGCAGGTTTACATTTACTGTGAGTTGTTCGGCATATCTTATGATGACTTCTACTTCTTGGTTGTAGATAAGAAAACTAAAGCAGTAGGTGTGTTTAATGTAACAGAGGAAACTTACTTCAAAGGATTGGCAGAAACAGAGAAAGCAATCGACCAGTACAAGAAGTATTTTATAGATAAAGAACAAGATGTAAATGATTTTACTATATTCGGAGAGGTATGACAGAAAGAGATAGAATATTACAAAGATTAGACGGATACAGCAAAGAGTTCTTTTTGTTAACAGAACATTGGACTCTTGACGATTGGAAGAAGATTAGGGACAAAGAATACTACGATGTTATGGCTATGTATGGGAGGGACTCCTTGCAGTTTTGCCAATTCAAAATGAAAAGAATAATGAATGTTTTATGACAGAAGAAAGCAGGCAAGAGATAATAATGTATGGGTATAGAGATTCCTTGTCCTTGTACGATGAAGGATTCACAATAGATAACCTAACAGAATTACTTGAGCTTTACGAAGAAAGGGAACTGTACTTAACTTGTGCAGGTATTAAATTAGCAATAGACGAATTAACAAAAGAAGAAAACGATGACAGCATTAGAGATTAAAAAGAGAATTGAGAAGGATTTTGATGTAACACTCGATACATCATCAAGGAAGAGAAACTACGTATATCCAAGAGCGGTATTCATTAAGTTGTGTAGAGAGTTTACTGAATTAGGCACTCAAGACCTTGCAGACCTTCTAGGGCTTAAAGCCCACGCAAGTGTTCTTAATGCATTAAACAATACATTTTATGATGCTATGTACGAGTTAAAGTTTAAGAACTACTATGACAATATGAAAAGAACGTTAAGTTCTGCCCCATCATTACAGAAAGAGAATGACAGGTTAAAGTTAAAAATAGTTGAGCTTAATGAGTTGATTGAGTTTTACAGAAAGAAGACAGAGCAATATGGAATTTTTGGATGAGATACTCGAAAGGCTGCAAGATAAACCAAAAGATAATCAGATAACAATATTTGATGCAATAAATGAACAGCTATAATTACAAGGCACAACAATACTGCTTCAAGAACGAGATAAAGATATACAACACTCCTGTGTCGAAGAAGTCAGTAAGGATAGAAGTAGATTACAAAGGTCAAATAATAAAGAGCGATGTGATTTACTCAATCAAAGAATCAGAGAAAAAGATATGGGAACTTTACGAACATTTTTACAATAAACAATAATATGGAAGATAAGATAGTAAACAGAGTGTTAGGGGCGTATAAGCTACGTTCTAACGAAGGAATTAGAAAATATGGTACAACGTTAGAGAGAGATGATTTAAACGTCTTTGAATGGCTTACACACCTTCAGGAAGAGCTGATGGATGCAACCCTGTACATAGAGAAATTAAAGACAGAAGAGGTAGGCATTCCTGCTGAAGATATAGGTATAGCTTACTTTAATTCAATGTTGGAGCATCCTGCTTATGCAGAGCCAAAGAAATGCACCATCACAGGTATAGAGTTAACGGATAAAGATACCTATAATAAAAGGTCAGGTTGTCCTTACGCTAACTTTGTAGAGGGATTTAGAGCAAGAAATAAGATACCTGTAAAAGACTTAAGAAGGTTTGTAAATGAATTAAAAAGTAAACTATGACAAATGAACAAGTAGCTAAAAAGTTTATAGACTTTGATTGGTCAGATGACGTGACTGAAGAACAAAAGCAAATGATTTATGATATGGATAATATTTCCATAGAAATAAAGAAGGGCAAAGAAATAAGCATAAAGGTGTTTAATGAAGAACATCAATTGTGGTTTAATACAATCAAAGGTATTGAAGAATTAAAAGATTTAGTATCTACAATAATAAGTAAAAATATATAATTATGACAAATAAGAAAAAGGAAATTATAGATTGTATAAGGTGCGATTCTAAAATAAACTACAAGGGTCTTTGTAAGACGTGTTTTACCGAATTGGGTTTGTTAAGGGAACGTGATAACAATAAAACAAAGATAGAATTATGACAACAGACACAATAATAATCGGAACGCTTATAGTGGTCTTTTTAGGGCTAATAATAACAATTATAAAAATACAACTATGAAAATAACAAACGAAGATAATATGGAACTAATGGCAAGGTATGAAGATAACCACTTTGACCTTGCAATTGTAGACCCGCCATATAGGGATGAAAACCAACCGACAAAGGATATGAGGGCAAATGGTTCTATGAAAAGTTTAGAGGGGCGACCAACACAAGAGTATTGGAATGAGTTATTTAGAGTGAGTAAAGAACAAATAATATGGGGCGCTAATAACTTTGAATTACCACAATGGAAAGGATTTGTAGCTTGGAAAAAGAAAACAATAGGCATAAACTTTACAATGTCAATGGTTGAAATAGCAAGTTTATCTGAAAATTTAGGAACTACATCTAAATGGATTGAAATTGCACCACAAGACCCAAATAGAGTACACCCCACTCAAAAACCTGTAAAACTTTATGAATTTTTGTTAATGCAGTACGCCAAAGAAGGCGATAAAATACTCGATACACATTTAGGAAGTGGAAGCATAGCTTTAGCTTGTCATAATTTAGGTTATGATTTAACAGCTTGCGAATTAGACAAAGACTACTATGAAAAAGCTATGAAAAGAATCCAAGAACACAAGCAACAAATACGAATGTTTTAAAAAGAAAAGAAATGGAACTACAAGGGTGGGAATTTAAAATAGGAATAGTAAAGGGTTTAGTATTTGGAATTAGACCTTACGAGTTCAAAGGAGAAGGAGTTTATGAAGTAGACCACGTACTCTATCTTGGAGTAATCCAGATAACACTTACAACAATATACGAGAGATAACTATGGAAGAAGAAAACAAACCAAAGAAGGTTGATGGTCGCAAGAATAATGGTGGTCATTCAACTAAAGGTAGGGCAGGTAGACCTCCCAAGATAACAGAGAAGAAGCTACGGAACTTTGCAGTTAGTGCCATAAAAAAAGCCTATGGTAGCGAGGAGAAGATGTGGCTTGAGGTAGCGAAACAAGCAAAGGAGAGCTTCCCCCATATGAAGATGTTATTAGAGTTTACTTATGGTAAGCCTAAAGAACAGAAGGAAGTGAGTGTTAAAACAGATATAAACATTCCAATAGTAAATTTCCTTGAAGAGCGAACAATAGATATAACCCCTGAAGAAGAAGATACAGATGAGTCAAGTACAACTGAACCCCAAGTATAAATCATTATACAATAGCGATGCAAGATACCACGTTGTAACAGGAGGGCGTGGTTCTGGTAAGTCTTTTGGAGTCAATGTATTCTTACTCCATCTAACCTATGAGAAAGGGCATAAGATACTCTTTACTCGTTACACTATGACTTCAGCGTCTATGTCGATTATACCTGAATTCTTGGAGAAGATAGACCTTATGGGTGTTGCAGAACACTTTGAGGTTACTAAAGCAGAAATAACAAATAAGCTCACAGGAAGCTCTATTATATTTAGTGGGGTGAAGACATCAAGTGGAGACCAAACTGCGAAACTGAAGTCTATAAATGCCGTTACAACGTTTGTTTTAGATGAGGCAGAAGAACTTACAGATGAAGAAGTGTTTGATAAGATTGACTTCTCGGTTAGAGCAAGAGGTGTAAAGAACAGATGTATTGTAATCTTGAACCCTACAACAAAAGAGCATTGGATATATCAAAGGTTCTTTCAGAATAGAGGAGTTCCTGATGGTCATAATGGAGATGCTGAATCTATAAACTATATCCATACAACATACCTTGACAACATAGAGAACCTATCTGAATCATTTGTGTTAGGTCTAAATGATATGAAGAGGAACAGACCACAGAAGTTTAACCACCAGATAATGGGAGGTTGGTTAGATAGAGCAGAAGGTGTTGTGTTTACTGATTGGTCATTAGGAGATTTCCCTAAAGATGTAGATAGTATCTTTGGACAAGATTTTGGATTTAGTGTAGACCCTTCAGCGTTAGTAGAGGTTGCCATAGATAAGAAGATGAAGAAGTTATGGGTTAAGCTCCACTTCTACAAAGCAGGTATGGCTACGTCACAACTATACGAATTAAATAGGAGATATGCTGGTAAGAATCTTATTGTATGTGACAACTCCGAGCCAAGACTATTGTCAGAGTTTAAGATGAAAGGACTTAATGTTACTCCTACAATCAAGAAGAAAGGTAGTATCTTAACAGGTATTGCACTTATGCAGGATTACCATATAGTTATAGACAAGAACTCAATAGACCTTATAAAAGAGTTTAACAACTACTCTTGGAAAATGAAAGGCTCTGTACCTGCTGATAAATGGAATCACGGAATAGATGCTTTGCGTTACGCTTGTGAGTACCTGCTGATGAGGTCAGTTCCAAAAGGGATGTATATTGTCAAGTAGAGCGACAATTCAATAGGGTAGTTTAACAATTCAATACCCTTCTTAAAATCCAAATACCCCTTCGATTTCTCGTTGGGGTATTTTTCATTTGGGTAATTAGAAAACCACTATATTAATCTTACAACAAAGATTTCAATATTGTTCGGCTATGTCAATTAACATTTGTTTATAGATGATGAAAAGTTTTGGTAGTTTAAAAGTAAGTTGTATATTTGCTCCAGATAACAATTAAAAACAAGAATTATGACAGACAAAAGAAAACAAATTATCAAGGCAATCAAAACAGGTAAATTCTTTACAATTAAGTTTGTTAAAAAGAATGGAGAATTGAGAGAGCTTAACGGAAGGTTAGGCGTAAAGAAACACCTCAAAGGTGGGGAATTGGGTTATGACCCTTCTACATTCAATTATATTATTGTATTTGATGTAGTGGCAAAAGGATACAGAACTGTGAATGTTGATACAGTTACGGAACTAATTTGTAATAAAAATGAAATAAAGTTTGCCAATTAAAAATAAAGATGTATATTGCACCAAGTTTAACAAATAAAACAAATACTTATGGAATCAGTAGATTATGGAAATCCTGCCTACGATATGGAAGGAGAACACGAATGCAGAATGTGTGGGGCGCCTGTCGAAGAAGATGGGGATTATTGTTCACGCAGTTGCTGGACAGCAGATTTTAGATAACAATTAAAAACAAATATTATGACAACAAAACAAGAAACAGAAAAAGCAATCAAGCATTTAGAAGAACAAGGTTACGCAGTTCAAAACCTATGGCATATTTCAGATGTGCTATCCTCTGATGAACATTTAAAAAGAGAACAATGCAAATCGATTATAGATGACGCTCTTATTAGTGATAGTGTTGTAGACGCAGTTCTTTCAGCGATATCATATGAAATTGAATTGTTAAACTATCCAAAAGCAATGTAATGAACGAATGTAATTTATGTGGTTACAATAACCCAAAAGACAATTTTAGATGCGAAGCAGAAGACTGTGGAGTGCCTTTAGATTTAGAGATAACTATAAATGATTTGGGATTACCTGAAATAAACTAAAAACAAATATTATGACAGAAGTAAAATTAACATCAGAAGAATACAGACAATTGTACAATGTTTATACCTATGCTAGTGCTTATGTGAATCACAAGGATGAATTCGATTTGGATAGACTTAATGAGTGGCATAGAGAATCAAAGAAATTCAACCTAGAAGAAGCTGTTAAACAATTTAAAGACGTATTTTAATATGGAATATACTGAAGAACAAAAAGAAGCAATGTACATTGAGTACTTCAACAACTATTTAACAGTAGATTTATTTGCAGAACATCGGCAGATAGACCCACAGGAGGCAAGGCAGCTACTATCAGAAGGAAGACTAACATACATACAAAAATATAAATAANATGGCAAACATAAAGAAATACGCAGATTTAAAGCCAATATCAGAAGAGGAATTGGAAAAAGAAGGAATGCCNAAANANTTTTGGAACTATACAGTAAATCCTATTACAGGATTCAGTACATTGAGAACTCGATACGATGTTAGAGACGAAAGAAACAGAGAGCTACAAAAGTATGGGAGTGCGAATAACTACACCAGTACAAAGGTCAATGGAATGACCAAAAGAATTTATAATGGATAGCAATTCAAAAGGGGGTAAACAATTCAAAAGGGGGTAACATTAATTTGTTGCTCCTTTTTTTGTTGGCAAAGGTTTGACAATTCAAAAGGGGGTACGCAATTCAAAAGGGGGTAGCAATCTAATAGG